CCTCGTAGGCAGACGAGCCATGTATTCAAACATGAATAGACAATCCTCAACATATCCTGTTGGTGCTTTATGCACATATCAGGGGTGGTCATATACTGTAAGGAAGACCACAGCAAGTCGTTCATTCGTGTTTGTCTAGTCTTGCACAACGCAAAGGCAAGACAGAGGTATCCCAAGATAGAGATAGACCGAACTTTTTACAAGTGTCTAATACACACATTGGGAGTTCACCTCGCCACCTAGGGGTGGTATGCACTTCTACTCCTAGGATTTGACATTAGGTGTAACGCATATTATACACATACCTAATGTGCATTAACTTTAACTTTAACTTTAACTTTTACGGAGGTAAATATGGCACTTGAATGTTGCTTAGAGGAACTTCAACGAGTCCTCAATGAGCCTAAGTTTGTCGATAGACGCAAAGGCTTACGAAAACTAGCTACTCCTATCCTAGAAAAGGAACTATCTCAGGCAGAAATTGAGTCTTGCAAAGCAGATAGTCCTGTCTGGGGTCCACGGGAGGGGCAAATCAACCCTAGCACAACAATCTCAGGGTTGAGAGACAGTCTAGATACATCCACCTTGCTTGTTCTTATAGCTACACATCTAGATTGCAGAGGTGGTAAGACTCCACCTGTTTCTCCACATATGATTCTCGACAGTCTGTCAGACACAGACAATCTACACAAGTCTGAAAAGTCTTCGACAGGATACATATTTGGGAGACCAACCTTTACAGAGGATGATGATGTGGTCGAACTAGAAAAACACATCTTGTCCTTAGATACACCAACAACTGAAAAAGAGGAGACATCTATGTCTGATAATCCATACGAAGACCTAGCTACTGATGAAATCATGCAAGTAATCCTGTCGCTTAGACAAGACTACGAAGAAGAGGATGTTAGGTCTGAGTTTAAGGATGTTCTTAGCAAGACCAAAGTGGTTGCTATCGAAAGCATGCTTGAACTTGGTGCTGAGTATGACAATAGCTTTGTGTTTAGTGCGGTCGGCAAGCTGTTGAAGAAAGTCATATCCGAAAGGATAGACGCTCTGGACGAAGACACATCAGATGTGTCCGAGTCTAAGCCTATTGTTTCTGAAGAGTTTGCTCCCTTACCAGATGAGGCAAGCTCTAACATGATTGACATGGTCTTGAAGAACGCAGGCTACACAGACATAACGACTAAGGCTCTGTGGGATAAGATTAGTGGTCAGAGCGACACCATAGCCAAGTTGAACGAGAGAGTAAGCACTCTTGCATTATCGAGTTCAGATGTTAGCGGTGGCTCAGACTCCATGCCCTCTAGTGAGGATATGCCAGACGGAAAAGTTGTAGTCAAACAGGCATATGAAGTCTTCAATGTGGGTAGGCAGAAGAGTCAATTCCTATTCAATGTCCCTGTTTATGAGTGGGATACACCACATCCTCATGTTCCTGAGATAGACAGCAATTACCAATGGAACTACGACATCTTGAGACGAGTGCTTTACAGCATAATCTCCAACACAAGATGTTATCTGCATGGTCATACTGGCACAGGCAAGACGACATTCGTTGAGCAAGTTGCCGCGTGTCTTAAGTATCCGTTTATGAGAGTCAACTTTGATTCAGAGGTTACTCGTATGGACTTGATTGGTAGAGACACACTCAAGCAAGAGGACGGTGTAACTGTCTCCAAGTTTGAGGATGGAATACTGCCACAAATGATGAGTGGTCCATATATAGGGTGCTTTGATGAGATTGACTTTGTTAGACCTGATATTGCCTATGTAATGCAGAGAGCCTTAGAGGGTAATGGTCTGATGATTACAGAGGACGGTGGTCGTGTCGTTAAGCCACATAGAATGTTCCGAATGTTTGCTACAGGCAATACTGTGGGGCAAGGAGATGAGTTTGGTATGTATCAAGGTGCAAGACCACAATCTCTAGCCATGCTTGATAGATTCCAAGTCTGGGCGAATGTTCCTTACATGACATCTCCTCAAAGAAAGAAACTTATCAAGGCTAGTGTTCCCACATTAGAAGAGAAAGACCTAGATTCGATTAGCCAATATGTAGATGAGCATATGGTTGCTTTCAAATCTAGTGAGGTTATCCAACCGATTAGTCCTAGAGGTTATGTGTCATTAGCTAAAGCGGTGGTTGCTTTCTACGAGTTCTATCCTGACGCAAAAGCTGACAAGGCATTTCAGTCTGCCTTTGAGACTGTTGTTTTGGATAGGGCAAATGTTCAGGACAAGGTAGTTCTGAAAGCGATTGGCGACAGAGTATTTAACAAGACGGAGGTGTAATATGAAATCGACTCTATTTCAGCATGAGGTTAACAAGACTAGCACAATCTTTGGTCGTGACGAGAAAGTTAAAGTAGTTTTTCAAGGCGACCAAGCATGCACAGACGGAAACACAATCACGATTCCTACTCTTGATGACACACAGGATATTCCTGTGGAGAAACAACAGATAATTCGTGGGTATGTTGACCATGAGGCAGGGCATGTAAGACACACAGACTTTAGTGTTCTTCACGATAACCAAAAGTTGTTTGCTAGGGATAATTTACTTGCCCAATGCAACAATGCTTTAGAAGACATTTGGTTAGAGCGAAAGGTTATTTCTGAGTATGCAGGCGCGGAGAAAAATCTTAGGGCTGTGTCTAGCGCAGTCAATAAGGAGTTCCTTGACAGCATAGACAAGGATGATGAACGCATTAGCGACCCCAAGTTCATTGGTCCTGTGTCTCTCACATGGGAGGGTAGGAAAGACTATGGTGGAGAGGGCAATCAGGAATGTATTGACCTGTTACCCAAAGATTTTTCCGACAAACTACCTAACTACATCAAAGGTCTAGACGCCTGTAAGGATAGCAAGGATGTCTTTACTCTTGCCAAGATAATCAGAAATCAATTCTCTTCTGACAAGCCAATGAGTGAGGAAGAGTTTGATGAGTTGGTTAAGGAAGCAATCAAGGACAAGACGAAATCTGTATCAGTGCCAGCAGAGCATGAAATTGAAGGTGCATCTGACGATTCTCGTGAGGGCGAAGACGGTTCTTCTGGTTCTTCTGGTGACGGAAAAGAGAAATCCGACAAGACATCTAGTGGTGGAGATGAATCGGTAAGAGAAGAGGGTAATGATGATTGGAAGAGTGACCATGAATCAGAGCATGACGAAACTCCTACAGCCCATTCAGGAGGGAGTGGTGTTGGCGCAGAAGAGAGAGCGACAACAGCCGAGACCTACGAGAACTTTGATGTCGGCACTATCTTGCAGAAAGAAATCTCTGACTACACATCAAGGTCAGGGGGTGGAGTTTATAGACCATTCTCTACTGCCTTTGATAAGTGGCATCACAGGACGGATGAGCATGGTAAGTATGGAACATACGATACTCTAGGTCACAGCATCCTATCTCATGGGCGTCCCGCAAAGTATGACAGGATACTTAGCCAATCAAGTGGTCCAATAAATGTGATGAGACGCAAGCTAGAGAGATGTCTTCTTGCCAAACAGAACAGAGATTGGTTAGGAAACCAAGAGGACGGGAGGTTAGATACTAGGCGTCTTGTTGGTGCGTTTAATGGTAGTGCCAATGTGTTTAGACAGAGGTCTCCCAATCAAGAATTGGATACTGCTGTTACTGTTCTGATTGATTTGTCAGGCAGTATGCATGGTTCACGGGCAACCTTGGCTATGCAGGCTAGTATATGTCTTGCCGAAGCACTTGAGAGAACAGGGTGTGTTTACTCTGTGTATGGTTTCAATAACCAATCGAGTATGTCTTGGGAGAAACTGACAGAAGAGCAGAGAGAAGATTACTACAATGGTTCTTGGTCTCGAACAGAGTGTATGGATATGTTCATATTCAAAGACTTTCAAGAGAGACTACACGATTGTAAGGGTGCTATGTCTCGCATAGCAGACTGCTCTAACGGTAATAACTCTGACGGCGAATCCATACTTAAGGCTTACGGTAAATTAAAGAACAGGCGCGAGAGCAGAAAGGTTTATATCGTTATGTCTGACGGATACCCCGCCTGTCACACCAACTGCACCGAGACTTTGTATCAGCATACAAGAGACGCAGTTAAGACTATCGAAGATGACGGTGTTGACATCATTGGTATAGGCATTGAGTCCAAAGCTGTGTCTAGGTTCTATCCTAAGTATGTAGTGCTAGACAAAGTAGAAGACTTGTCTGGTGCGGTTATGGATAAGCTGAGTAAAGCATTGTTAGGAGAGAGATTCGAGATTGATAACTCGGTCTTGCTCAATGCGTAAGGCTAGGAAGATTAGGGTGCGAACTGAATGGATGAGATTACATCCTAAACGAAAAGGTAATCTGAAATTTTGGATAACTGTAGGCAAGAAGATTGCTGATAAAGGTATCAAGAAATCAGATGTGTCCGCAATTTATAACATTATTAAGGAGGTTGAGAATGAATATTTATTTTCTAGACGATAAGCCTGAGAGGGCTTGTGAGTATTTAGCAGACAAGCATGTCTTCAAGATGCTCAAAGACGCAGTATCAATAATGATTTCTGCAACAGCAGGAGAAGAGTCTTACTACCAGCAGATGAAAGCTGGGAAAGGAACCGATACCCAACTGATTGATTTCAGTATGGTTGATTGGGTTGTCAAGAGTCCAAAGCATTACTCTTGGGTATGGGATTATGGAATAGGTTGTGCCAAAGAAATGGAACACCGTTTTGGCGAAATTAATGACGCGGCAAACCAATATTCTAAACAGTTAATTCCTCTCTCGCTTATGCAAGAGGAAACTGAACATGATGTTTGGATTAATCCCCCCCGTATGATTCCCGATAAATACAAGATGAATTGGGGAGACTATATCGAGGGAGATAGAGTCGATAGTTGTCATGTTCAAAGCTATAGAAATTTCTATCGTGATTGTCACGGCGATAGCCATTGGACAAGAAGAGGTGCGCCGACATGGATAAGGTAAAACACTGCGATAAGAAACTTAAATGGTGGGCTTGGCACAAAGATAACCCTCATGTCTATGACACATTCGAGAAGTATGCATTTGATGTGATAGACGCAGGCAAAGAGAAGACAAGTGCGTGGCTCATCATCAATCGTATTCGGTGGGAGTATGAAATAGAAACCAAGGGTAGTGAGTTCAAAATCAGTAATGATTACATAGCTTATTACTCAAGGTTGTTTATGGCATACCACCCTGAACATCAAATTTTTAACATCAAACCATTTAAACATGAGAGAGGAGGCTCATATGAGTAGACAAGAGAGACGCAAGCAACAGCTTGCAGAAAAGAAAACAGCTAAGAGATTAGCGAAGAAAGACTTGGTTCATCCTGTAGGTGGACCACTTGAGAGGGCTGAGATTATTCCCAAGACCTCTGCACAACTAGAAGCTATGGCAAAGCGCATGGTTGAAGATATGCCTGACCTGACATGGGAGTTAGCTATGCAATCGCTTCTTGAGGCAGAGAAAGACCAAGAGGTTTACATCAATGATGTTTACCAAGTGTTGGTTTATCGTGGGGTTAATGCAGATGAGATGATTCATCAGCCAAACCTTAAAGGTAAGTGCGTCTGGCTATCTATTAAGCGTAGAGACAAAACACCTTGCACATCTTGGCAAGACTTTCAGACCATCAAGAATCGTCTCATAGGCACAAGACATGATGCGATACAGATTTATCCAAGCGAAGAGCGAATGGTTAACACATCAAATCAATATCACATGATAGTGTTTCCAACACATTACACCATACCTTTTGGTTGGATGAAGAGAGTTGTTTCCACAGAAGATAAAGGACACAGCGAGCAAGAAGAACTTAACCGTGAATCTAAACAAAACTTTAAAGGAGAAATCATATGAGTAAAGAAGATACAGCAGATAAGTTAGTCAAGAAGAAACTCAACGAGGTTGTTGACCTCAAAAAGGATGAGCCAATAGTTGATGTTGGTCCTATGTTGGGTGTTCCTTTTGATGATAAGTTTCCTTGGGAAGACGATGACTTCTCTCACCTTGACGACTTTGATAAGGAGAGAGATGACTGGGATAGGAGTCGTCTTGAGGATTCATTACCCTCGCCATCCCCGGCGATAACACGCAAGACAAGAATCAAACCACAGACTGCACCTAAGTATGTGTCTAGAGACCTGTTCGATAGTGATGTCACTAGACCAAGCACAGATAAGAAGCTGTCTAGCATGCGTGATATTGGAGAGGTTGGTGTTCCCATTAAGGGATACACAAACTTTTCATTGGATGACTTCAGCAAAATTACAGACACCATGTATATGCAAGTCTTGGATATGTGTGAAGAGGTTGGTTTCATTTTGAAAGGTGGAACTTTCTCAACAGGATTCAAGAAAGAGTTTAGACGCATGGTCTATGACGCGATGATGCATGAAGACGATGAGGGTAAGCGTAGGTGGATTTCAGTTAACAAAAAATTGCATGGTAAGGAGGATTTCTAATGAGCAATACAGTTGATATGGTAATGAATGTGTTTAATGGCTTGAATAAAGAAGAAAAGAAAGAGGTCATTATAAGAATAGGCGAGCAGGCGGAAGACATACTTGGGAGGAAAGCATTTCCTGAAAAGGCGTCTGCGCCAAAGGGTAAGAGTAAGAGGTGGAAATCTACAGGGAAGAGTCCCTATTGGATTAAGACTGTTCAAGGTCTTAATGAGGGAACCGACAGTAGAGGTAAGCCTTACCAAGGTGCTTTCAAGATTGAGGGGTCTTTCATCAAGGACTTGCATAAGAATTGTGGAGATGACGAGGTCTTGTTACTTGGCACAAGAAACCCTAAGCAATACAGGATTGCCCAATGGAAAGGCGAGTCGTCTGGTAAAGAGTTGAGTATGCACCTAGACGATGTCGGAGAGGTAATCATCAAAGGTCTTGAGTGTATTATGACGAGTGACAACATAGACGAAATCATTGAACACATGAAAGACAATGGTCCTTTGGAGTCATACAAATGAGTCCGAGGAAAAAGGTAGAGACTCTCGACCTAGGGGTCGAGTGTCTCGTCTTGCCTCAAGGTTCGACCTATGATTTCACAGACCTAGACCATTTAGTTAGGGTGTTACGCTTCCAACACAATAACGGTATGGCAATAACAGGAAGCCTACTCATTACAGATAGGAGGAAAAAATGACAGTAGAAGAAAGAGAAGACCGCTTTAGAAAGTGGATAGAGGCACACCCTCTTTACGATGAGGATAGCCCACCTGATATACAGGATGTCTTGGCAGACATAATCTGTTTTTGCAGGGCAGAGAACATAGACTTTGACCAAGAACTTAACATGGCATATGTCTATGCCGACCAAGGAGAATGACATGGCTAAAGAAAGAAACCATAAAGGTAAGCTAAGTCATGCGAGAGCAATCAAGGTCGCCAATGCATGGAAAGGTAAGAAAGCAATCAGAAAAAACGGCAGATGGTATTCTGTTGAAGAGGAGTCCAAGGATGGGAGTATATAATAACATGGGTATGGTAACTACGAGAATCGCCAAGTGTAAAACCAAAGAAGAAGACGAAAGACGCATGGCGAAGAAAGTATTTAGGTTTAGTGTTAAGTGTTCTTATGAGTATGACATCGAGGCTGATGACGAACACACAGCCAAGACAATTCTTGTTCAAGAGGGAGGTCTATCTATTGACGGAAAGTTATGTCTCGACAATCAGAACTATGAGAACGCAGAACTAATTGAAACAATTTACAGAGGAGGAACTAGCGATGAAGACAGAGAGGCAAAAGTTATTCGCGCAAAGAAAAAAGATTGATGAAGAGCGAGCAGAGTTAAGAGCCAAGTTGAATGAACACTTTGGAGAAGAGATAAACTTTGTTGGAACCTTAGTGTTCTGCGCAATAATCTTTGGCTTTCTTGTGTTTATGAGTTTGATTTTCAAACTCTCGATATAAGAAAGGGCGAGTTTATAAAATAAAAAAATCGTAATTTCAAGATTTATTTTATAATAATTTATACAAACAATACCCCCTAGCTTTGTGATAGGGGGTTTCGTTTTGCCGAACGAATGGAAACTGATTACATGTAATGCTTTGTGTTTACTTATTGTAATCGTTTGTAATTATATTACTTACGACAAATTTGATTACGGCGCAACAGATATTGTCTGCGCTTACTCAAAGCGAAGTGGTAAGAAAAAAAATAAAACCAAATCATTTACTAATGAATTAGAAGAGCTAAACGAGAACGCTTAAGCACCCTAGGTAAGTGATGAAGATGACAATTTTTATCAGGTTATCAAAGTATTTTTCAAGCATAGCCTGATATACACCCACCCCAAACAGAGTCAAGCACAATCGTGCAAATCCTAATGACTTATAGTCGCACTTGACTATTTTGCTGTATGCTGTATAACTAATAATACAGGGAGCAATATTAATGTTAAAATTAATTAAACGAAACAAGATATATTATGTGTGCGGATACGCGCACCTCCTAGACGGACGCTCAATCCGTATTCGCCAATCAACAAAAACCTCAGATAAATTTCGTGCCGAACACAAACTGCGCGGTATTCTTTCTGACTTAATGATAGGCGAATATGACCACCCGAAGAACGAGACCGTTAGCGATGCGATAAACCATTACTTGCGGAGACCTACTCAGGCGAGGAGCAACACAGACAAGACGAATTTGTGTGGCTCTTTTGAACAAGCGTTCGGCAAAGAAAGAATTTCTGTTCTCGACCAGAAGGAGGTGAACGAGTACTTCACCGACAGAGGAACGAGAATACAACCTAACTCTCTAGCCAGACAGATAACATCCTTCAACGCGATGATTAATTATTGCGAATCTTCTGGTTGGAAAGTTCCGTCTTGGCGTATGAAGAAACCAACTTATAGTGATGAACGAGTAAGATGGTTAACCGAGGCGGAGCGGGATGATTTTTTATTATTTTCTCATCCTGCGATAACCGATGTCTTGACATTCTTGTTTTACACGGGAGCAAGAAAGGGAGAGGCATTTAACTTAAGGAAGCAAGACATCTTGCATGGTCAAGCACATCTAACTACATACAAGAAGAGAGGGAAGAAGCATGTCCGAGCAGTCCCTCTTACAGACAACCTAGTTAGTTTGTTGAATACCCTTACCATGAAAGTATCAGGTAATGCTCTTGTCTTCAAAGACGAAAAGGGTAGGGCGTGGACTGACAAAAGTTTTTCTCCTTACTTTAAAGAGAGTCTAGCTCTCGCGTCTATTAGTGACTTTAAACCTCACGACTGTAGGCATACCTTCGCGTCTTTACTTGTGCAAAAAGGAGCAAGTCTTAAAGCGGTAGCAGACTTACTTGGACATAGCTCATTAGATATGGTTATGAGATACGCGCACCTTGCGCCCTCTCACCTTGCCGAAACAATTTCCCTTATTGATTCAGACAAGGCGTCTAAGTAAGTCGTTGCTATTTTTAAACCCGTGGTCAGAAAGGAGAAATGAAATGCTGACGAACCAAAAGAGAGGGGAATACTTAGTAAGGTTACCCTATACCGATGAAGAGATGGTTGAGATTAGAGAACTCTGTGAAAATATTATTGTTGTTATAGAGCAGAGGAAAAAGAATATGGCTGAACAGTCTAAAGCCATAGCCGATGACATCATAGACACTATTATAGATATAAAGATAGATGTCACAAATACGCACCTAGCAAATAAGGAGAAATTAAATTGAACGATAAAGAAAAGAAAGATTCTGAAATTAGGTTCATACCTGTAGCCCAATGCACTCTTGTGCAGAGGGGCGATGAATTTATTGGTATGGAATTAGATTACACGGAGAATGTTAAAGACGCGAGAGGCGCATCTTACATTCTTAATGTCTTGAGAAATTGTATTAACGAAGCAGGCTGGGTAACTAGCACTGTCCTGAAAGTACGAGGGAGCGATGCACCGAATGAAGGAACAGCAAGTAAAGAGAGCGATACTGATAGTGAGGTATCTGAAGAAGAAGAACGAGCAAGCAAATCTGTTGGAGCTATCTGAACAGATTGACTTAGGTCTGTCTTCTACTTCAAGACTAATAAAAGAACTGACAAGAATTGGTATTATGGAAAGAAATTCTTATATCAATGGGTTTCAGTTAGGTAAGAACGCCGACAAGTATATGACTTGGTGGCTAAACAGTGTATAGAATAAAGGCGATTAAGGCGACAAGACAAGACATTAGAAAAAACACTCCTCCCCCTAGGTAAATTAAATCTAATCTTTCTCTAGCCTTTCTCGCCCTCTCCCTTTCTTCTTCTTTTCTTCTCGCTCTTATTTCGGCTCTCAGCCGTAATAACTCCGACCAAGCAGACAACCCTCTTGTCTGAACAATAAGTTCTCTAAGCTGTGCTTCTAAATCTTTAGCTTGTTGTTTAGCTATGAATGTCTGCATAGCTTCTTCATTGGGGGATACAAACTGACTAACCACACTATTCTTTTTCTTTGAGTGCTGGTCTCTGCAATCATCTATCGCGTCAAAGAGTTTGCCTATGTCGCCAGCCATAGACGAAATGCCCTTGCCTGCTTCCGCGCCTGCTTTTATCGCACTAAATGCTCCAAGAGCGATTGACAAGGGGTCCACACTATCACCTCCTTTAAGAGATAATAAGTATTAATAGGATTGCTAAGACAACACCAATGATTATGTATGCTGTCTTGTTTTGTAGGCTCTCTGGTAAAAGAGATACTGCACTATTTAATAGTGAAGTTCCTACGCTCTTTGCTTTTTCTAAAATTGTATTTAACATTTTAACCTCTGGTCCTTCGACCTCTTCTCATACCATACAGTGGTTTATATGAAGACTTAGTAGATGTGCTTCCTTTGATGTTCCCATCAGTAATGCTTTTACCAAAGTGTGTAGGTAAATTGCCTGCCTGTCTGTATGGATTGGTTACTAAAATAGCCTCTTGTGTATTGGGTCGTCTTGGTTTAGCACCAAAAACAACGCCTCTATCTTTTGCAATACGACTCATGGTTACTCCTTTGGTTCGTGTTTAGTAGACTTAATAACTATCTCTAGGTCTGTGTTAGCAGGTGTCTGTGTCGAAACATTTACATGACCTGCACAACCAATGAGAGCGATTGCCACTAATGGTAGTATTAAATTTTTCATCTTTCCTCCTTACTTTCTACGCCCTCTCTTAGTGGAGGGCTTTTTTTTCTTGACTGTAGTCTTCCTGACTTTCAGTACTGGACGCAGTTTTTTTCTTCCATACATAATATTCATCCTGCCTTTTCTTTAGTTCAACTAAGTCGTCATAGTGATATGCCTTGTAGTAATCTGTAGCCTTAGCTAATAACTGAGACATCTCTACTAGATGTTTGTATTCTTGCACAATTATTACCGCGTAGTCGTCCCCCATCGTTATTAATTCTTCGCCTTCTGGGATTGCCGCCAACTTGTCTTGCGTCTTGTGTTCTTCCGGGGACACCGGGGAACCCCCGGTGGACTCGGCAGGTAAGTGGTAATTGATGTCTAGCGTAGGATGTTCTGGGTGTATGCCAGCTATCCAGACGCCGAAGTGATTCTTGTTATGCTCATTTATCCATGCGTCAAAATCAGTAACAGACATATTATTCCAGTCAGTCCAAGCAACGATATGGACAAGGTCTTCTGTCGGTGGGTGAAAAGCCTTAAGCTCATTAACAGCTTGAATATCGCTAGATACATGTATCATAACCCTCTGACTTTGCCACGCTCTCTTTGCGAAAGGACAGGGAGGGACGCCGTTAAAGGTATCGCTCGCAAGTTCTAGCCAGTTGGCTGACCATTCCCTGATTTCTTGAGCTATTAATACAGCGTTTTCATCCCAAGATAATTTCTTTATTGATGTCTTCATATCCTATTATTATGTACACAAAGGCTACATGTCGTCCAAATGACCGAGTATGTCTTCGCACCAACCCTTTAAGTCTTCGTCTGACATCTCATTCCTCATCCAGTTAGACGCACGACATGTAAGTCTTATGTTATCCATCGTGTAACCTTTATCATTATCTATTCTATCTAAAGACATATTACTAGGAACAAGACCTTTACCCCAGATAATAGTCATAATTCTGCCAGACAAAGCACATCTCCCTCGTTGCTCTTTATACATTTCAAGCAGAGCGTCTTTGTCTAGAGCGTACTCAAGACCAGTATGTTTGCATCTCCGTTTTGCACCTGAACACAGGTTTGAGAAAAACTTATAAGGTGTGTCTGCTCCAGCGAGTGAAGAGCAGGGCTTACAATATCCGTAAGGTTTTCCGTAATCACCCCTGTTTTTAGAGGCTTCTCCCTTACGAGTGTTAAATGAACTAATCAGTTTCTTCTTGTTGCACCTCGGACATTTGCGAGTCTCCGTCAATAATTCCCTCTATCTCTAAATACGATTTATAAAAAACAAGAAAGTCGTCTAGTGAGATGAGCAGTAATGAATCACCTGTCTTCATGCGGTTCTTGCGGTTGATAACTACAGGAAGTTCGGGAGATTGTGATGTCTCTTTGTTCCTCTTAGCTTGTCGCATAGCGTCATGGAAGTTAAGTCTTTCCACTCGCTTGGCTTCAATAAATAAATTGGGTGTGGCTAATATGTCTGCGCCACCTGAATGTTTGTGAATGGTTCCACCGCCAGATAACGGTGCGCGAAAACACTGGAGTCCTGTCTTCTCGTTAATGTAATGGGCTAGTTCTCTTTCGTAGCCATCGCCTTTTTGTTTTCTAGGGTTACTCATACATCCTCGTATCCCATTTTCTTTCTACATGGGCGACAGAAGAACCAGTTCTTTGGTCTTTCTTCAGTGTCGCCACAAGACATACATGGTCTCACCCATGTCTTGCCACTGAAATCTCTACGCACTTGGTACTTTGCGCCGTCAAATTCCTGTAGTCCCTCCCTGACTAGGATTCGTTTTAAGGTATCGACACAGCAACCTATCCTTTCTGCCATGTCTGTGTAAGAGTGTTTGTTATGGTTATCTCGGAGCCAGTTCAAGTCCGTGTCTTTTACACGAACTACTTTAGGCAAATGTGAAGCCCTCCATCTAAAAAATTTAAAGTAATATAAGTTAGACATAGAAAAATTACAAATAAAAACCTTGATGTTTGCGTAAAAAATTGATAAAACTACGGAGAGTTTTCTAACAGAGAACGAGCCAATCCGCCGTAGGCGGTTGTCTCGGAACTGCTCTAACTCGATAACGAAGTTATCTACCTAAGTAGTTTTATCACCCTTTATACACATCGAATGGCTAAAAAAACAGACAAGCAAATCAGACAAGAGAAAGAATATTTTGCATGGAAGGCAAAAAAAGATAGTCAAAAAATTGACGCCCCTGTCAAGAAAAGGACTATCCCCGTCAAACCAAAAGTCACAAGAACAGAACACATCAAGATACAGAGAAATAAGTTATATGAGGAAACTGCTCAGAAAAATCGTGAGAAGTATCCAGAGATTGCGGAACTTGTAGATGAGTTACGAAAGCATTTCGGTGAAGGGGTAAAGGTAGTAAGCGTCACCCCTCGCACCGCAATTAATGTTAATCCTCATCAAGCTCCAACCAATTCCGAATCTGAAATAGAGGACGAGACAGACGAGAAGCAATAGCTTGAGGTTCCATTCCATCTAAAGCCATGTCTTTTGCTCTCTGTTTCGTTGACTTGCTAGACACAATAACCTTCTCATCTGTAAGGTTATTAGATGCAAAGCCAATCCATTGAACCCTATCGTGTAGCTCTGTCCACTCTCTGACTTTCCCATACCTGATTTCCATAACCATATAGAGAGTGAAGTCTGCGGGTAGCTTTGCCTCTAGCTGTGGGAAGATAGGTTGCTCATAGTTTCCGTCATACAAAGCCGCATTTTGTTTAGCTGTGTCTTCATCTCGATAGACTTGAGCTACTCGTATCTGAGTCTCCAAGACGGTTAACTGGTTAGTGCTTCCTGCTTCTCTACCAATTCCGTTCTCACTAGGCTTGTTTGAATGGTGAATCATAATAACGCTAAGACCACTATTCCTTAAGGACACCGCCAATTTATTGACTCTCGCCCATTCGTCTGCTGAGTTTTCTGCAAGACCGGGATACGCAGACCTGATAGTGTCTACCACTACAACATCTGGTCTAGAAAATTCTATCCAGTTTTGCAGTTCCATCAGACCTTCTCTCTTGTTTAAGTCTATCTCTACCGAATCAACAAAAGGAGTCCATATGTTTAGTCTGTCTTGAGTGTCTCCGTGTATGTCTCGCAAGTCCATCAGTCGTCTTGCTATCGTAGCCATACCCATTTCAAAATCCAGATAAAGAACTCTTGCTGGTCTTCCGATTTCAAAACAACCAAAATATTTTCTGCCAGACGACAAGGCTGTCATAGCATGCTGGACGAATAAAGATTTTCCATGACCACTGAATCCAAAAACTTGAACTATCGTGTTAGCAGGAAGCCAAGGCTCTATAAGATAGGTCTTTGCCATAGACTCATCCAATAGTGCCTGAGCGTCTTTCATATGTATTAGTTTTCTTGGTCTGTTTTCATCAACCTCTGCGTTGCTAGGTGCTTGAGGAGACAGTAAAAATTCACCCCTATCATTAAAATGATTAGGATGATTTCTCTTTTCTGCTTGCTCCATGCTAGAGACAGTTGCCTCAAACTCCCTCTCATCTAATACTTCCTCAAAGAACTCGCGCATAAATGCGTGACCTCTAACTCTCAACTCTGAGCCAAAGTATCCTTCCTTGATGCTCTCTGATATATGCCTCATCACCCTTTCGTTTCTTCCGTTCCCCAAACCACTGGGTATCTTAAGACTATTAGGGAATGAATCTCTTACATACTTAGCAGTCCTATCCCACTCAGATAAAAACTCCTCTGGGTCTATAGGATTTACTCCAGACAAATCTAATTCAGCAAAAGTAAATTCACCTGCAAATGTGGGTGCTTGATAACTAGGTTTCCAATCTTTCCAGATAGGCATATCCATAGCCAAATCAAAAACATCTTGAGCATAATCCCAATAATAATTTTTTGATGGTGGTAGTAGTGCGTAACTTCCATCACCTCTGAAATCTAATCCGTTAACCTTTAACCAATCATCACCTCTTGAGTTTACGCCTGCCCTTGGACCTCTTCTTATCCCATCCTTCGGATGTTCAAAGTAAAGATGCAGACCCCTCTTGGTCTTGACAGTTATAGGTGAACGCATGCCTGCATCATAAGCCGCATGCTTTGCTTCCTCGTTATCACAGTCAACAATAACAACACCACTTATCTCTCCAGTAACGAGAGCTATGTCGTAGTCTTCCCATTGAGTCCACCACTGTGTAACTTCTTCTTCGGTAGGTTGCCTGTTTTGATACTCCGCCCATCTAATTGCAGGGCGTTTACCTTTAGGCTTAATCGGTATTATCGACCACCCGTTCTCCAGATATTCCAGAGCCGCTTCCAGTTTCGTCTTGGACATTTGCTTTCTCCATTAGTTCAGTTTCAAAGTAAGAGTTTAGGTCAAGTTCAGGATGTGCAGATTTTATTTTTTCCAAAACAGGAGACGATAGATAGTGTCTATTAACCCAACCATATGGTGCTGTTCTCACTACTCCTGCAAGTTTTGCAACAGAAGAAACCCCACCTAGGTCTTCGATTAGTCTACTAATATTCAACCTCTTGTTCATTAACATTTCCTTTTTCACTTGTAATTACGAATGTATAATGTATACTACAAACTCTTTTAATGTAAAGACATCATTCGTTAAATGCTGATGCTAATTTGAAAGGAGCAGTTATGAAAGCAAAAACCGATGACACGGCTTGGACTGAATTTAATCCTAAACCGTCTTCCCCCTCTAAATCTATATCAATACCAAAGGGTATGACCATAAGGCATGGTGCTGTCGTTCCAATGCCAGAGGATGATTTAGAGGAGGCTAAAACAAAACGCGACAAAGCTATGAACGAATTAGCCAAAAAGCTATTCGCTCTAAAGGCAAGGTCTGAAGATGACGCGCAAGAGATTGCACGGATGGAGGCAGAGCTTGGCACTTATTTCCCAGAAGAAGCAGGAGAGATTTCAGTTTCAACCGAAAACTTTACTGTCACTTGTAACCGCCTAGAGAGGTGGTCGTGGGACAAAACACTTCTTGAAGAAATTTTTAATCAAGAAGAACTTCCAGAGTGGGTGACTAGAAACCTATCTGTGGATAAAAGGAAGTTTCAAAAACTTCCAACTGAGGAGCGAGAGAAAGTTAAACCCGCTCTGACTCGTAAACTTAATAACCCTCGAATAAAGGTGACAAAAAATGTTTAAGACTATGAACACGAGTGATATAACTCATGGTGGACCAACCAAGGTGTTGCTATATGCGCATCATGGTTGGGGCAAAACATACCAGTGTAGGTTCTACCAAAAGCGTTTTGGAAAAGGTCTCATAATTTCTGGTGAGGCTGGCTTAAAATCTGTTGAAGATGTGGATATTGACTATCTTCCATTTACATCTTGGGACAAAGAGCATAACCCTGATGAAGGAGTTTATTCTTTCAAAGGTATTATAGGTATGCTTAATACTCCTGAGTTTAAATCAGCAGGTTACAAATGGATTGCAATAGATTCATTAACAGAAATGTCTGAGCGTCTTATCGAGCAACTCGAAGAAGAGCATAAGGGAGGTAATAACTTTGCCTTATGGGGAGACTATAACAGACTAATGCTTGGTGCATTGAAGTGGGTTAGAGACCTACCATACCATGTATATGTGTCTGCCCTTGCTAAAGAAGAGAAGGACGCAAATGATGTCACACAATACTGGGTCTTAGTTAAGGGAGCATCTGTTTCTAAACATGTTCCTGCATTATTTGACCATGTATTTTGTGGAGTGAGGACTACTGAGAAGACAGATAACGGTCTACCCAAGGTTCGTAGATATGTAGTTACAGACGAAGTATCTGGGTGGCACGGAAAAACAAGAGACCCTCGCAACCTTCTTGCACCTTTTGAAGAGGTGGATGATATAACCGAACTATTAGCCCGAATGTCTGCACCAGCAGAAAATTCAAAAACCAAATCTCAACCTAAAGGAGGAAAAGAATAATGAGTGAATGGAATGGTTTTGGCGGATTAGACCTTACCGCCGTTGAAAACTCAGGTGGCGGAAGTATGAGACTGCCTGTCGGAAAGTATACTGCTAAGTGTACTGACGCTAAGATTGAAACAATATCAGGAACTAATAATAAAAAATTAGTTCTATCTTTTGAAGATGAAGGAGGTCTTGGTGATATTCGCCAGAACCTAAACATCCATCATAAGAGTCAGCAAGCTCAGGAGATTGCGCTAAGACAACTCAAGTCTTTTCTTGTTGCGTCTGGTCATCCTAATCCTGATAAACCTGATGATGTTGAATCTCTTATTGGACTGAGGTGTCAGATTGTTGTCGGTGATGGTAAGCCATACACCAACAAGGATGGACAGAGTGTTCAGTACACAGAGATAAAATACTTTAATCCTGTAGACGGAGTTGTAATGGACTCTGCAAACACCAAGGAAACTCCAGAGAAACTGGACGATGACATACCCTTCTAGTGGTATAAAGTAAATAGAAGGGGGCTTTCCTAGCCCCCTTCTTTCTTTGGAGATGTACATTGTCGAAAATAAAAGAAGTAGCAGAGGCTGTTGTCAAAGATATTGATGAAGCCTACGAAAAAGATAAGCGTGAGAAGTCCAGAAGATACATAGGTGCTTCTATCATAGGTAATCCATGTGATGCCATGATTGCTTTTAACTTAAGGGGTTTCCCCAATGATGAGCCTTCTGCTCGACTAAAAAGAATTTTCAAACTTGGTCATATACTTGAAGATGAAGTCGTTAAAGACTTAAAGAAATCAGGCACTTACCAAGTTTATGAAGTAGATGGTCTTACTGGAAAACAACACACATACACAGAGATGGGCGGACATGTTGTCTGTCATACTGATGGTCTTATAGAAGTAGACGAGAATGTTAGCATCCTAGAAATTAAATCTATGAACGATGCGTCTTGGTCTAAGTTTAAGAAGAGCGGAGTAAAAGTTTCTCACCCATCATATTACGGTCAATGCCAAATGATGATGGGATTAAGTTCAGTTCCAACAACATTATTTATTGCGGTCAACAAAAACAATTCCGAGTATCATGCAGAGATTGTTGAGGCTGATGTTTTTGAATTTTCTTTTATTAAAGAAAGAATAGAGAGAGCGATAAGCGGTAATGTAACTAAGATTAGTGTAGACGAAACTGATTGGAGATGTAGAGGTTGCTTTAAAAGAAGTGTCTGTTGGGAAAAAGTTACTCCTCAACCAGACTGTACCTTCTGTGTTTTTGCAGAAGCTACTAAGAATGGAGAGTGGCATTGCCACAAGCACGACACAAGGGCAAGAAAAGTGTGTTCCGAGTATGAGCAATTTAAACCTCAAGACAAGGAATAAGAATATGAATCATGGAACCAGCTTTACAGAGTTGCAAGAAAAAATCTTAGAGTTAAATGAATCTCGAAACGATATACTTAAAGATATAGAAGATAGTCAGAATGAAATTCTTTCTATAAGCGAACGCATACAAGAATTACAAGACATAAAAGAAGATACTAAATGGTGGAAAGACCAGATAACAAAAGCTAAAGATAAGAGAAAAAGAATTAGAGAACAAATATCTTTACTAAATCACGAAGTTAGAACTGTTGATGCTCTAAGGAATAGTGTAGAACTGGAGCTTAAACATACGGAATACTATCAATCTTAAGGATGAACATGAAAAAGAAAAGTATTTTAGACAACGCCTCTATGTTAATAGACGGTGAAAGAGCTAAAGATTATGGACCAGCATTATTAAATCACGAGAGAATTGCAGACGGATGGAATGTCATTGTTAAGTCTGCGATGGAAAAGAATGGAGAACTACTCCCCTCACATGTTGCTATGATGATGGCTTGGGTAAAGATAGCAAGACTATGTAACACAAAAGACCATCAAGATTCTTGGATAGACTTAGTTGCATACGGTGCTTTAGGAGGAGAATTTTCTGAAGAAGAAGATAAATGATTGTCCTGTTTGCAAGAAACTAAAGCTAGAAGTTTGTGCAAACTGTAACCCACCAACTTTATTATCTTGGAAAATAGCTATGTCCTTTTCACAAAATATGAAACCAGAGGACGAACAGAATAAGTAGTTCATATATTGTGAAGTATGACCCTTACTTATTTTGATATAGCAGGAATCTCCGCACTTATTGTTTTGTTATTAAACTACTGGGCTAAAAAAGATTAATTCTTTTTATTGTATAAGTCGAAGAGACTGGTGATTTGTTTTTTCATATGCTCAACATCAACATAGAGTTTTATGACAGCGAACACTAATGCTCCAACAAAACCTATCAAGGGCATATATGTGTTTATTTCCTCAAACATTACATTAACTCAAAGTGTGGACCATCTATGAATGGTCTTCTTCCTTCACCGCGTCTTGTGTCAATATAAGAGTTCATCGCGTCTTCCATACTTCCTTCCCACGCACCTATATCCTTGACTGTCCAAGCCGCGCCCCATCTTAATGGTGTGCCAAGACTCCTAGACGCAAGAGCAAATGCGTCTGCTATGTCATCATACACTCCAATCTCCCAGCAGATTTCGCCATCTATCACAGCGAAAACATCTATAGCTTTTCCGTCAATATGTTTTGACTTTAATGTCTGGGAGCGTTTCTGCTCAACTAATTTCTTTTGTCTTTCGATGGTACGCAAACCTTCTGAAATGCCGAAGTCCACTGATGTAAGGCTGATGGCTGTTCTAGCCAGTTGCTCAAGCTCAGGCTTAATACCCTCCATTTTTTCAAAAGATTTTTTACTAAAAGAGAACATTTCAAACTCCTTCTCCTTTAATGGTTATTGTTTACGCCTTTCACTTTTTCAAAACTTCTAGCTCCTGCAAGACCTAGCATACCCATCAAGACGGGCATCATAATAGACATGTCTGCTTGAGGTATTTGAACGCCGAAAGGCGCGGCGAGTGGTGAAACAAGAAAGTTAACCGTGAATCCAAGCACACAAACCCAAGCGGTGGCAGGTCTCCAAGACGACTGGAACCAGTTGCCTTTAGCTTCTTCCTTGTTAATTTCCAGTTGGGCAATCATCAATTCTTGATGATGCCTGTCAGACATCGTTGCTATTTCGTGAGCAAGCCTGTTCTTTGTATCTGCGTCTGGAATAAATTTGTCTAGTATTTGTGTTACTGGACCTACTAATGTTGTTATTATACTCATGTTAAGTCTCCTTACTCTTTCTTATTTAATTCTTTTTTCATTTCTTTCATCTCAAGTCTTAAGTCTTTTACATCTTCTTTCAGTCTTTCGATAAATAAATTTTGTTCTTTATCAAGAGGTAACATCCCCCCAGACTCCCACTCATCAATCCAAATAGAATTAGCGTCTATATCTTTTTCTAAATTTACTGTTGAGTTTTCCAAAGTTTGTAATCTTTGGTTGATTGTAAAATATGCGTACAGTCCAGAACATATAGCTACGATTAAACCTATTAAATTTTTTAGAGGTATGCTTACATAAGAAGCATCACTCATTCTTACATCATCTGACATTTAACTACCATTTATTACCCCATCCTTTTTGCCATTCAGAACCCCAGCCGTTTTGTTTCTTCTTTCGCCCGGTTGGTTGTCCAGCTACTGCATCAGTAATACCTTCTTTCCAATCTCTTACACCACCAACGATTGGTATTCTAGTAGCAACAGTTCTAACCGCAGTTCTTTCTTTAGCGTTGCTATCTGTGCTTCCTAAGATTGCATCTTTCACGCCACCTATGACATGAACTGAGTCTTGGAAGAGACCTACAGAAGGACCGCCAATGTTAGACATAAGTCTGTTAACCCCATAAGCTCCGTTGTCTGCTTGGGTCGCCGCGTTATGCGCAAGCTCTCCAAAAATTCCAAGACCACCCATATGGAACATACCTTCTAAGTACCATCCCAAGACATCATGTTCGTTGCCATGTATTTTTTTATCATAGCCCATAAACTTTAATAAGTTCCTAGCTCTTACATCCATTTCTCTTTCTGTTTCTCCACCTCTAAGCTGTATTGTATCTTTTGCCGCTAGAGAAAAAGCACCAAAGGCAGGTCCAACAGTTAACGCATATAGGAAGGGAGCCTTTCGCCCATCCTTACTAAGAGCCTCTTTCATTACATCGCCAGATAGTTTACCCATCATCAATGTAAAAGACTTAAGCTGGAATATCATTGCACCCCAAGGAGTTTGCGCCCACAAAGGTATGTCATTTTGATTCGGCTGGAAGATAGATTCATCAGCAAATCTTATTATTGCTTGTCTTAAATCTTTATCATCTGCAAATTTTGTCAATGCTTCAGTAGAATCTAAAGACACTTTACCTTCATTACCTTCTGGTAAAAACTTCTCAAGACCATATCCTTTTAAATACCTATGAGCTTGTTTGTATTCAACGCTTTGTTTGTCAAAAGATACTCTAGGATTGTAATGTCTGTTAGCTTTTGCCTGCATGGTCTTGAATGATTCAAACCCTACTGAGCCAGCGAACTGTCTGTTTAAATCCGTCCAAGGGGTTAGCAATGTTGTATTAAAGAAGGCGTTACTTAACTTACTTCCTGTTCCGCCATACATATAAAGCTGTCTTTCGTGCAAAATGTTTTCTATAGCAACACCTGTGTTATACATGAAACGCCTATAGTCAGGGTCTGTCGCCCACTTACCTAAACCTTTAACATAATCTTGCATTGAGCCAGACCTAACAAGAGGTAATATAAGGTCTCCAAGAGATGTAAGAGTTGTAAATCCTAACAAGGATATATTGTTAAAACCTCTTACAGTCTTAGACATTTTCATTAATGCCCTGTTGTAATCAGCATCTTGTGGCTTCTTCATTGCTACCGCTAAAGACTTGTCCATAAATCTAAAGTCTTCATTAGTCCAGCTAGGAGCTTTATCTCCTTTAAAGTCTTGTAGTGCGCCTAGTATTGCTTCGGCTCTCTTTACATAGCCTTCAGTTGGAATACCAGAACTATCGACAGGGGCGACATCCATAAGAAGTTTTCTAGCAGAAGCTATTCCGTGTCTTTGATACTCTTCGACAAGACCATCAACAAATGCACTAGCCTCACCTTCTCTATTCAAGAAAGGCATGGTCACAGTATCGGTTAAATCGTACTGAGTCATATTCCCATCTAAATCTAAACCATACTTATTCCAAGTAAACTCTCTTGGTGTTGATAATAATTTTGCTATGCCAGATTTACCATGTTCAGCAACATGCATGTAGTCATACCAAGCGTGGGAATTTATACCTAGTTTTTCTGTATGAGCTAATCTTCTTGAGCTTCCCTCAAAATATTTAGTAAGCAAGAACTCTAAGTCATGCTCAAGAAACTCTTCCATATTAGCCATATGGTTAGGATATTTTTCTAACTCTATGACTCGGTTGTAATCAATGGCGTCTGATGTTGGGTTACGAGAACCTCCTCTATGAGGAATAAACACACCATCTGAACCTTCACCCGCTAAAGTTTCATACATCCTTCTAGCAAACTCTTGAGCGTCTGCTTCATTAACCATCTTACCGAAACCAGCTTGCTCATCTATATAGTATTGCCTCATACCTTCTAAGAATTTACCTCTATTCTTATCTATGGCTTCTTTGTTCCAGACTTGAGGTAAATAATTTTCTCTTCTTCCCACCATAATTCCAGCTTGGGTTAAAGATTGATGCTCTGTTTCAAAAGCATTTCTTACATCATCATAGATTTCTAATTCTTGTTTACTTAAAGCAGAATGTTGTCTTGAGCCATCACCGTTCCTTAAAGCTCTAACTATTCTTTGATAACTTTCAGGCTGTGTGTCACGAGCAAATAATTGTCTTGGACCTCTTCTGAACCAAGAGTTTATTCTTCCGTGAGCGTCTGGAAGGTTCCTTAATTTTTCCTGTATTGGGAAAAACTTACCAGCAAATCTCTGCTGTACATCTGAGAAGTGCTGTTTGTACCAGTCGGCTATCCAATTAGCACCCATTCTTTTCATTCTTCCAGACTGAGAAGAGAAAATTTTACCAACCGAATTATCCTTAAGAGCTTGCTCTTC